GGAGACTCTGTAAAGATTATCAAAGAACCCGTTATCTCTGTGTCAGATTACACAAGAGGTAGCGATACTACTGCCACTAAACTAACAGACCAAGAAACATCTTTGGTTGTTGACAGTGCTAAAGCTTTTAAATTCATCGTAGATGATATTGAGAGCAAAATGTCACACGTCAACTTCAAAGAAGTAGCTTCAAGCTCTGCTGCATATGCATTGAAAGATTCATATGATGCTGCTGTCTTAGCTGTTATGTTTGCTGGATTGTCTGCTTCATCACCTAACCACGTTTTAGGTTCTGACAACGCTACTGATTTAGCTGCTGGAACTTTTGACGGTACAGGTAATCTAGACATAGGTTTTGATTCTAACGAACATGACCCTCTAGACCTTATGGGTAGAATGTCAAGACTATTAGACGAACAGAACGTACCTGAAGAAGGTCGTTGGTTTGTTGCAAGTCCTGATTTCTATGAAGTTCTAGGACAATCTAGTTCTAAATTGTTGTCAGTAGACTACAATGGTGGACAAGGTTCGATTAGAAACGGACTAGTATCAAGTGGAAAACTACGTGGATTTAGTATGTATAAATCAAACAACATTGCTGCACCATCTAATGCTGCTGGTAAATGTTTGGCTGGACATATTTCATCTACAGCTACAGCTCAAGCTATCACTTCAACTGAGGTCCTTAGAGACCCTAGTTCTTTCGGTGATATCGTGAGAGGTCTTCATGTCTATGGTGCGAAAGTACTTAGAGATGAAGCAATTGTAGGTGCTTTCTACGGTATTGATTAATACCAACTTTGGGGGAGTCTTAGGACTCCTCCTCTTTTTTTAACGCATAAATTTTACAGAGGTAAATAATATGGCAATAGTAAACATAAGAGACACTGGTCGAAACTCAGCAAGAACATCTGATGTTCGTGAGTTAGCGACTAAGGTCCAAAAACCTTCAGACACTGAAGCAATTACCGCAGCAAATACCATTACCGCAGCAGAATCTGGCACACGTTACGTTTTAAACGTAGCAGCAGCTAAAATTCAAACTCTACCTACTCCAGCAGCAGGATTAGAGTACTGGTTTTACATTGGAGCAACAGAACCTACTGGTACACATACCGTAGTTACAGCATCCAGTGCTAATATCATTGTGGGTAACGTATCTTCTCCGGAAGATGCAGCAGGAAGTGTAGCAACTGTTACAGATGCAGATACAATCTCATTTGTAGCTAACAAGGCAGTACATGGCGATTTTGTTCATGTATGGTCTGATGGCACTAACTGGTATCTTGATGGACAATGTAAAGTCCAAGACGGTATAACAACAACCCAAGCAGGTTAATATACAGTTTTAAGGTATTGACGAAACAGTCTAACGGGGGAGTTTCCGGACTCCTCCACTTTTAAAGGAATAACAATGGAAGAAAAATTAACAGGCAATCCAAAACCAAGTGGAAACATATCTGATTATAACTCTATCGAAGAGAAAGAAGAGATGTGTAAAGACATGGCAGGTTATAACGAAAGTTTAACAGTAAACTATCAACAAGATAAAATTAAAAAAATTGGGGAAAAGAAGTAATGGCACATCCAGATAAAAACAAAAGACCATCTAGCATGAGAGGAAATGCACAACAAAGAAGAAGTGCAAGATACTTTAAAAAAAATAAAGCAGGAGATGCTGGTGGACAAGAATCTAGACCAAACGTAAATGATGATGAAATGATTTTTACTAGTTATAGAAGGCCAGAAAGAGTTAAGGCTGCTTATGGTGGAAATCCTAGAATGAAAAAAAGTACAGGTGGTCGTGCAATGTATAACAAAGGTGGACAACCTCATTATAGCAATGGTGAAATGCCATCAGCAAAACCTAACTAATGAAAGTCGCAGCACCAAAAGGCTATCACTGGATGAAGTCTGGTAAGTCTTATAAATTAATGAAAGACCCAAGTACAGGTTACAAAGCTCACAAAGGAGCTAGTAAATCTGCAAACTTTCAAATTCAAAAGGTTCATAAAAAATAATGGCAACAACATATTTAGATTTAACTAACGAAGTATTAAGAGAACTCAATGAGATACCTCTTACGTCTGCAAACTTTTCAAGTGCTGTAGGGCTTCAGCAGTTTACTAAGGATGCCATCAACAAGTCTATATTCGATATAGCAAATGAAGAACCACAGCTACCGTTTTTTGCAGTAGGTGAAAGTGGTGCAACTGACCCATTCTATGGAAACGTGACAGTGGCTACAGTGGCTGGTACTAGATGGTACGAGTTAAAAGCTAGTAGCTCAAGCGTTCAAGACGATTACGCTTCGATAGACTGGGATGATTTTTATTTAACCACCATTAACGTGAGTGGTGAATCAGCTCCTTTTGTCTCAAGAGGATTACAGTTTTTAAACTTAGCTGATTGGAAAAGATATTACAGAGACAACGAGAACATAGACGATGCAGATTCACAGGCTTATGGTGAGCCTTGCAGAGTTATTAAATCACCAGATGGCAGGAAGTTTGGCTTGAGTCCAATTCCTGATAAAGTTTACAACGTACATTTCTATGCGTTTGAAAAGCCTACAAAGCTTTCAGCTCATGGAGATACAGTTGTATTCCCAGAACAATACACGAATGTTATAACTGCTAAAAGCAGATACTATGTATGGCAGTTTAAAGAATCTCCACAACAAGCAGCGTTTGCTATGGACGATTACAAGAAAGCATTGAGGAGCATGAAATCTAATTTGATTAATCCTACTCCTCGTACTATGACAGACGATAGAAAGTACTTTTAATTTATGGCAACATCACAACCTTATACAGTTGCATGTGCCGGTGGTTTAGTCAAAGCTTCTAATCAGATTGACTTACTTAAAACTCCCGGTGTAGCTACAGACCTTAGTAACTTTGAAGTTTCTATCGAAGGTGGTTATAGACGTATAAATGGTTTTAGTAGATTAGGAGCTGGTAGTGCTGCACTAGTAAGTGGTAGTGCTGATACTATTCATGGGGTAATACCTTATGGAGATGGTGTTGTAGCTTGTGCATCGACAGGAATATTTTTTAGTCAAGATGGTACAAGTTGGTTAAACATAAGTAGAAGTTCTGTAGATGCTAGTGGAGATAACTACACAGCTTTTACAGGTCGTAGTACTCTTACTAGAACAGGACAAGGCAAAATTAGCTTTTCATTGTTTGAAGGTGCTACGTTTGATTATGGACTATTAATTATATGTGATGGAGCTAACAAACCTTACTTTTTTAGAATGGAGGGTACTGGTGCTAACATCAATACAAGAACATTCTTTAGTGGTGAAGTTACTGTAACAGGTACAAAGTTTGCAACACACTCTGAAATACACGATAAACATTTAGTTGTAGCAGGTGTTGAGGATAATCTTAGTAGTATATTTTATAGTAAAACATTAGACCCGACAGATTTTAGTGATGCTACTGCAGGTCAAATAACTTTATCAGACCAAGTAGTAGGAATTAAAAGTTTCCGTAATGAACTTTTTATATTTTGTAGAAACTCAATATTTAAATTACAAAATATAAATGATGAAAATTCTATAATAATAGTTCCAGTGGCAAAGAACATTGGTTGTCTATCAGGCTACAGTATTCAAGAGATAGGTGGTGACCTTATCTTTTTAGCACCAGACGGATTAAGAACGGTTGCTGGTACTGCAAGAATTGGAGACGTTGAGTTGGGTACAGTTAGTAAAGCTATCCAACCTATTATTACACAGTTAGCACAAAACATTGACAAGTTTGTAATATCAAGTGTTGTCATTAGAGAAAAGTCTCAGTATAGATTATTTTATACAAATACAAGTGTTATCAATGCACAACAAGAAGGAATTATAGGAACACTTAGACCAAACGGGTTTGAGTGGTCAGAAACAAAAGGAATAGAAGTAACCAGCATAGGAGCTGGATTTAATGATGATGGTGTTGAAAAATATTTTCACGGTGATACTGATGGCTATGTGCTTGTACACGATTCAGGTAACGACTTTAATGGGTCTAACATACTTGCTAGATATG